AAGATTACTGCTATTGCTGGAGAGTCTTCTACTGGAAAGACTTTCTTCTCTCTCGCTGTCGTTAAGAATTTTCTTGATTCCAACCCTGATGGTTACTGCCTCTATTTTGACACTGAGGCTGCTATTAACAAATCCCTTCTTGAATCTAGGGGTATTGACCTCACTCGGTTAGTTGTTGTCAATGTAGTTACTATTGAAGACTTCCGTGGCAAGGCACTCAAGGCAGTAGACCTATACTTAAAAAAACCTGAAGAAGAGCGCAAACCTTGTATGTTTGTGTTAGACTCTTTAGGTATGCTTTCCACTGAGAAAGAGATTACTGATGCACTCAACGACAAACAAGTTCGTGACATGACCAAATCCCAACTGGTCAAGGGTGCTTTCCGTATGATCACTCTCAAGTTGGGTCAAGCGAACATTCCCATGATTGTTACTAACCACACCTACGATGTTATCGGATCTTATGTACCAACTAAAGAAATGGGAGGAGGCAGCGGCCTCAAATATGCAGCGTCTACAATCATCTATCTCTCAAAGAAAAAGGAGAAAGATGGAACAGAAGTGGTCGGCAATATTATCAAAGCTAAGACTGCTAAGTCGCGTTTAAGTAAGGAGAACAAAGATGTGGAGGTACGTCTGTTTTACGATGAGCGTGGCCTTGATCGTTATTATGGTCTTCTTGAACTCGGTGAGATTGGCGGTCTCTGGAAAAACGTCGCAGGACGTTATGAGATTGACGGTAAAAAAGTCTATGCTAAAGCAATTCTCAAAGAACCAGAAGTTTATTTCACTCCAGAAGTGATGGAGAAGTTAGACGAGATTGCACAAAGCGAATTTAGTTATGGTGCTTCTTGATGACTTTGTGAGAGTTTATGATGGTGTTTTAGATTCTGATGTCTGTAATGCTTTGATTCAAATCTATGAATCAAATTTAGAAAAGCATGAAAGAATTGATGAACAAAAGAGACCATCATTTACTCAATTTAATTTAACTGCAAATTCTTCTGATTATGATGACTTGCATAATCATTTGATTGAGAAAACGTTTCAGTATAGAAATGATTACTATGAATTTGTAGACAAGAGAGTCTTCCCCAGTTCACACGCCTTTGAACAGTTCAGGATTAAAAAGTATAATCCTGGAGGGGAAGACATGTTTGATACTCATGTGGATGTACAGGACTACGCATCCTCCAGAAGATTTCTATCATTCATGTGGTATCTGAATGATGTTGACTCTGGCGGAAAAACAGTTTTTAATGAGTTGACAATTGATCCCAAACAGGGTAAACTGGTCGTCTTCCCACCCCTGTGGTTATTTCCACATAGGGGAGAACCACCTGTTGATGAACCAAAGTACATCCTCAGTACATACTTGCATTACAAATGATGGAAAAGGTTGAAACGACAGTAATCAAAAACCTTATTTTCAATGAGGATTTTTCACGGAAGGTTTTACCTTTTATCCGTGGAGAGTATTTTGATAACTATCACGAAAAGGTAATCTTTGAGGAGATTGCTAAGTTTATTGTAAAGTACAACAGTCTACCAAGCAAAGAAGTAGTCCTGATTGAATCAGAGAAGCGAACTGATTTAAGTGATGATGTCTTTAAGAAGATCTGTGAGTACGTTACTGTACTTGAAGATAGTCCCAATGACAATCAATGGTTGCTTGATACCGCAGAGAAGTGGTGCCGAGATCGTGCTATATACCTAGCATTGGTTGAATCTATCAGCATTGCGGATGGGAACAGTGAGAAGAAAAGCAGAGATGCTATCCCCTCCATTCTGTCTGATGCACTTGCTGTAAGTTTTGATAATAATGTAGGTCACGATTATCTTCATGACTATGAAGAACGATACGACTTCTACCATCAAACTGAAGACAAGATTCCTTTTGATCTGGAATTCTTCAACAAGATTACAAAGGGCGGACTTCCTAATAAGACTCTCAACATTGCTCTTGCAGGCACTGGTGTTGGCAAGTCTCTATTCATGTGCCATCTTGCTTCTTCTTGCTTGCTTCAAGGTAAGAACGTTCTGTATATTACACTGGAGATGGCAGAGGAAAAGATTGCAGAACGCATTGATGCGAATCTTTTGAATGTCAATATTCAAGAGATTGCAAATCTTCCTAAGGCAATGTTTGAGACTAAGGTTAATAACATTTCTAAGAAGACTCAGGGTACTCTTATAATTAAAGAATATCCTACAGCATCTGCACACAGTGGACACTTTAAGTCACTTATTAATGAACTTGCACTTAAGAAGTCATTTAGACCTGATATTATTTTCATTGATTACCTTAATATATGT